ACATGAGTAAACCTAAAATTAAAATTATGGGTGTTATTGGTCAAGATGTAACGCTCGCGAGTGTTATTTCTGACGTAAAAGCGCACAAAGATTTAAAAGAGTTAACCGTCGTGGTTAATACGGTTGGTGGGTCGGTCGTTGTTGGTAAGTCAATACACGACTATCTAAAAGCGTTAAACGTTCCACTTACAACGATAGCAGAAAAGGCGTACAGTATAGGCGCGCATATTTTTATGGCTGGCGATGCCGATAAGCGTTTGATTGCGGCGGGTGTTGAAAAACCATTAATGATACATTTGCCTTTAGTTCAAGGCGTTTCAGGTAATTCAGCGGTATTGGACGACGTTTCTGCAATGCTTAAAAAGATAAATAAAGAGTTTTCCGCGTTTTATTCGGGGCTTTTATCTATTGACGAGGCAGCGGTAACGGCTTTACTTGAAAACGAGACTTTTATTTCCGCGGATGAGGCGGTAAAAATGGGTTTTGCTTCGGGTGTTGCTGAGGAAATTTCGCCAATCGCTTTTTATGACGAGCAAAAGCCAGCAAAAAATGACAGCGAAGAGGATAAGCGCGACCCGCTTTTAATCGCAATAGCTAAAAAGCTGGGAATTATAAAGCCTGAAATTAAAGCATTGCAGCTTTTAACAGCGGATAACGAGACGCTTTTAGACTTCTTTGAATTAGAAGAAGGGCAAACGCCAGCGGTTGAGGACAAGGCACGTATAAACGGCTCGGAAGCTGACGGCTCTATAGTTATGCCGACGGGCGAAACTTTCATCTTTGAAAAAGGCGTGTTAAAAACCATTGAACCAAAAGAGGAAAGCGAGGACGGCGACGAGGGCGAACCAGCACCAGCACCAAGCGAAAACGAAGCTTTACAGGCTCAAATTATCGACAAGTTAATGAAGGCAAACGAGGCGTTAACCGAGAAGGTGGAAGCATTAGCACAGACTTTAAGCCCCGACCCTGACGAATCGAAAGGAAAAAAGAAGGTTGTAAAACCTTATGCGGAAATGACAGCCTTAGAGCGTAGACGATACGCGCGCGAAATCGAGTAAAAGCAAACCATTTAAAAAAATAGAATGTACTTAAAAAAAGGAATCATACTCCGCCCTTTTGGGGCGGGGTCGTCCTTATCGGGTGAAGTGTCCGAGGACGTAGTAAAATATTTAATTGATTCGGGAAAAGCCAAGGAAAGCGATTTCCAAAAGACAAACCCTGAAAAAAAGGAATCAAAAAAAGGCGGCAAAAAAAGCCCGTTAAAAACTCCGAAAAACTCAGGGGGTGCGAGTGAGCAAAAAGCCGCAAATTTAGAACCTGAAAAGGACGTTGATTTTTCGGAAAATTTACTTGATTTTGAGGTGATTAACCCTGAAACATTGAACGACTAAAAACAAATTAATTAATAAATAAATTTTTTAAAATTATGGCTGGAATTACTTATAATTCAGTAGACATCAGAGGGGAAGCCGCCGAACCTATTTTCGAGGAACTTTTATTCGAAAATTCGACATTAGCGGACGAGTTAGTGACCTTTGAGGACGACGTAAAAGCGGAAACTATTTTCACCGAAGCGTCAGCGGAGGCAGTTTTACAGGCTTACACGTCAGGACAACCAACCGCGAAAGGTGGTTTAAATGCGTTCGACGTAGTGGTAACACCGCAAAAAGGAATGTTTTACGATGAGTTTGACCCCGAAAAGATAAGATTTTCACGTTTCAAAAGAGATATGAAGGCGGGAGCATGGGAAACTTTATCGAACGAGTTCGAGCGCGTTTTAATTGGCGGGCAGTATTCAGGACAAATCGCTCAAACTTTAGAAGCGGCGTTTTGGAATGGTGTTAAACCAACAACAAAAACAGCGGTAGACGCTTTAACAGCGGGAACGGCTAACGACGCGGTTTCTACAGCGGAAAAAGCTTTAGTTGCTGCAAGTCCTGAAAGTTTGTTTGATGGTGTGGTACAAACGATGATTTACAACACATCGAATGCGGGTCAAATCGCTAAGGTTGGTGGTCGTGTTAAAGTTGTTGGTACAACTATCACAGCGTCAAACATCAAAGCGGAGTATGACAAAATCTATGCGGCAATTCCCGCGGTAGTATTGAACGGTAAAGGGACAGCGCCTTTTATTTATGTGCCAAGAAGCCACAAACAGATGATTAACATCTATAATAACAACCCTGAGAACTTTAAAGATGCGTTTAGCGTTAGCGCTGACAAGTCGAAATACTTCTTTAATGGTGTTGAGATTAAATTTGTTCCATTACCTGAAAATGTAATGATTGCGGCGAAAAAAGAGAATTTAGTATGGTGTACGGATTTAAAGTCGGACTATAACCAAATGAAAATCGACAAAATCGCGAACAACCAAGAAAAATGGTTCTTAAAGAACATTTTGACGATTGAGGCGCACGTCGGAAATCAAACCTTTAACGTTTTATACGTAGGGTAATTAAAAAAAGTCTAATAAAAGGGCGTCGAATAAAAACGGCGCTCTTTAATTAATAACAAAAAAAACTATGTGTAATAAAAAACTTACAGCGGCTTTAATTAATGATTGTACGGTTTCGCCTGTTATGGGCTTAAAGTCGGGCGTTATCATTAACGAGGACGACATTGACAGAAGCGAGTTAGTAGTCGACGGCGCAACGGTTACGGGGTTTAAATTAAAAGCGGGTGCGGCTGGTTTCCCTGTTAGCTGGTTAAAGCGTATGGGGTCAAATAGCAACTCTTTGAGTTATTCAGCTACAGAGCGAGACGGGTTTATTCATTCTTTTGCGTGTCAATTGGCTGGTTTTTCGGCGGAAAACGCGGAACGAATCAACGAGTTAAAAAACGGTACTTATGTACTTATAGCCGAGTCAAATTTCAAAGGTGTTGATAATGTAGACGCTTATAAAATTTTCGGTTTGACTGCTGGTATGACCTTAACGGAAACGACTCACAGTTCTAACGAGGCGAGCGGCGCGATACCTTATGTATTGTCTACAGAGGAAGGAAATTTCGAAGAATACTTATATCAAACTATTTCTTTGACTGACTACGAGACAACACAAGCAAGATTTGCGGCTTTGTTTGCTGAGGCGTAAACAAACAGAATATTAACATTAAAAAAGCGCACACGTAAGCCGTGCGCGCTTTTTTTTATAAAAACTATCTATGTGTAATAAAAAACTTATAGGGGCTTTAATTAACGACTGTACGGTGCAGCCTGTCATGGGTTTGCGTTCGGGTGTTATTGTTAACAGAGACGACATTCGTTTAGATGCGGTAACAACTGACGGCGCGACGGTCACGGGCTTGTCCTTGCGTTCAGGCGCGACGGGCTACCCTGTTAAGTGGTTAAAACGTATGGGGTCAAATAACAACTCTTTGAGTTATTCGGCTACGGAGCGCGACGGGTTTATTCATTCGTTTTCGTGTCAATTGGCTGGTTTTTCGGCGGAAAACGCGGAACGAATTAACGAGTTAAAAAACGGAAATTTTGTTCTTATAGCTGAGTCAAATTTCAAAGGTGTTGATAATAAAGACGCTTTTAAAATATTCGGTTTGACTGCTGGTATGACCTTAACGGAAGCGACTCACGGTTCTAACGAGGCGAGCGGCGCGATTACTTACACGCTATCAACCGAGGAAGGAAATTTCGAGGAATATTTATTCCAAACTTTGTATTTGAACGACTACGAATCGACCGCGATATTATACGGTAACATGTTTGTTACTACTTTAATTGGTGGCGTTTTCGATTCCACTTTCGACAATACATTTAATTAATAAAAAAAACAGGGCTAAAAATGGCAAAAACAAAAACAGAATTAGAAAATTTAGCGAATCAAATTTCTACAGAAACCAACGAGGGCGCAAATAGTGCGGCTAGAATTGGCGGGTTAATTAAAGATGTGGTCGAGTTCGCGTCGGGCGCGTTTGTTGGGTTGGAAAAGCCTTTAAATCCTTTATCAGATGGCTTTGTAGGAGAAATAAGGGTTTCGGGTAGTGACATGTATATATATACTCAGGATTCTATATGGCGGAAAGTGTCGTTATCTAATTGGGCGGCGGAATATAAAAAAGTAGTTTTTCTTGGTGCTTCGATTATAGAACAGTCATTCGGTAGGAATTTAACGTCTAAAAATGAAGCAAGGACAGCGGAATTTTTAGCAAATGGAAATAATGTCGACGTATACGGTTACGGTTTTTCAGGATATACCACGGCGGGTTTACAGCCTGAATTATTAAATGCTTTAGCGGCTCACCCGACAGAGACTTTATTTATTGTTCACATAGGCGGTAACGATGTAACAAATTACAGACCTTACTCGAGTTCAACAACTAACGAACTGAATTTATTTAATAGGGATTTTGACAATATAATAGCGGCGGTCGAGTCTAGCGGCAGAAAGTCGGACGTGATTTTTGTACCGATTTCTTTTCGGAGTTATGCCGACCCCGAGACTAGTAGTGAGATTTATGACGATGAGTCTTTAGGCAGTTTGCCTTTTAATGAGAATATTTTTTATCCTAAAATGCTAAATTACAGGGCGTCCGACTTTAATACGGATGGTAATCATATATTGGATTTTTACAATTATACGCGGAACAATTACAAATCTATTTTAGGCGCTGACGGTATTCACCCAACAAACCCCGCGGGCAGAAATTTGATTGCAAATTTTTTTAACGATAGAATAAATTATTTTTTAAAGGGTGGTTCTGTTCCCGCTCCAATTGTTCGCGATGTTGATAATATCTTAGCGGCTAATCCTATTCATTATTTTAAGCCTGACGGGTTTGTAGGTGGAGTGAATAACGGCGCGGCAATAACTAGCTGGGACGATTCGGTAGGAGGTTTAAGTGCTGTTTCGACGGGCGACATAAACTTAAATATAGTTGATGGTGTTAATCAGGCTAAATTTAACGGCGGCTTTATGACCTTGCCTGACGTAGAAAGTTTGAATTTTAAAGCAGGTACGAACCCATTTTCTTTTGTGTGGAAAACAGGAAGTATTCAAGAAACTAACGGATATTTTTTTAGTAAAAATAACGGGTCTATCAATCAGTACGGCGTATACTACCAGCCTACGGGGACGTCTATTTCGGCGGCGCTTGGTGTTTCGCAAGGTCAAACGAATGGTGGTTTTACTAGAGATACGGCAACGGATTTGCTTTACATCTTGACAGTTAGCACCACGGGGTACTCTCTTTATGTTAATGGCGTTAAGAAGGTTCTTTCGAATGTAACTCCCTTGGGTGATTTAGTTGCTGAGGGTCAAAAAATGCTAATAGGAGGCAGAACGGCGGGCGCTTATTTGTTCGACGGAACTTTAGAGCGTTTAGCAATATATAATAAAGAGTTGAGTTTAGACGAGGTTTCATTAATTAGTAATCAATACAAAGGTTAAAAGCGGTAAGATTCCAACCGTTTAAAACTCTAAACAACTATTAACAAGAAAGGCGCTCAAAATTCTAAATTTCGGGCGTCTTTTTAATTTAATTCAATATGAAAACATACAATATCGACGCGGCTAGTAATTCGGTTCTTTTCCCTAAGCTAGACAAGCGAACCGAGGTCGTAAAATGGTCTTATAACGGACAAGATAACCAGCTACCTTCAATTATAGAACATTTAGCCTTGGAATCGGTAACGACTCGAGCATGTTTAAAAAAATTAATTCCCGCTATTTACGGCAATGGTTTTGAGGGCGGAAATATAAAGATAAACGCAAAGGGTCAGACGTTAAACTCTATAGGTCGTAATTTATCGCATAGTTTAGCCTTACACGGTAACGCTTTTGTACATGCTAGATTTAACGGCGAAAAAATAGTCGGTTCGATTGAACCGAAATCCTGTTCACGTGTTCGTTTGGGTGCGGATGATGACTCGGACTACAGCGGGAAATTTTGTCTTTCAGATTGGGCGGCAAAACGTATAACGGCGTCGGACATCGTAAGAATCGATAAATTAAATCTAAATTCTAAGGTTTTAGATTATCAAATCAAAGCCATTGGAGGTTTAACCCGTTATATGGGGCAAATAGACCATTTAACGACGGACGAGTCTTTGAAATATGCGCCAAGTCCTTTATTTCCCGCCTTGGAATATGCGGAGGCGGAAAAAATGTCGAAAACGTTCACGCGAAATAATTCTCAATTCGGTTTCATGAACTCTAAAGCGTTAATTGTTGGCTCTTTGAGTGAAGGTGAAGAATACTCTTTAAAAAAGGATTTAAAAAACATGCAAGGAGTGGAAAACACGTCTAATTTAATGGTTTTCCAAGCAACAAACCCCACCGCCGACCTAGATAAACAGATGATTTTAAAGGATTTAACGGCGAACCCGTCCGACAAGATTCTCGCGTATTCTGACGAAAAGAGCGAGGCGGCAATATGTAAAGCGTTTAGCGTTCCTGTGGCGCTTGTGTCGTCTAAATCTGAGGGGATTTTTGGTAATTCGGGCGAATTAATGCGAGAAATGAAACGCCAACTATACGAAGATATGGAGTTTGAGAGGCAATTAATAGAGGAAACTTTGAGCAAAATAATAGAAAAATCAGTCTTTAGGGACAAAATACAAAAAGTAAAATTCATAGACGTATGGCAGCAAGCGCAATAATAACACCCGCCGAATTTGTTTCCTTTTACCCTGACTTATCGAAAGGCTGGGAAAAGGAGTCGGAAAAAATAAAAAGACTAATAGAGGACGCGCAAACCGTGGACTTACGAGAGCGGTTCGATTTGTTTTACTTTGAAATGCTCGAAAATTTAGAGTCGGAAACATGGTCGGACTTTTTCAACGGTTCGACTTTCGATTTTGAAGGTTTTAAGAATACTCACGAGGGTTTGAAAAAGTGTTTGGCGTCTCTAACTTATATCAGATATTTAGGTGACGCAAACAAGACCCACACGCCGCACGGGTACGTTAGTAAGGTGTCGGAAAATTCAAAACTTGTCACTTTAGAAAGTATAAAAGACGAGCAAAAGAGCGAACAAAAAAAGTTATCTATTTGGTTTAAAAATATAGATAACTATTTAAGCGTAAACTTTGAATTATTTAGATATTACAAGTCTAAAAACAAAGGGAATATTTCCTATAACAACATTAAAACCAATACGTTAAGATGAGGGATTCATTAAATTTTTACAAAGAGACTTATAAATTAATGCATACGAACGAAAAAGTAATACTTTTTTTCGCATTAACAATAGTATTTTTCGCTGGCTTATGGCTTGGCGGTTTTCTTTGTTAGTACTTATTTATGTATATCAATAAATACATACTAATATTTTTCGGCTTGTTGGTGGCGGTTTTTCTTTTTCATTTTACCGCCCCAACTCCGAAAACTAAGTCCGAAAAAATAACGGGTTCGTTTACTATGTCAAAGCCTGACACGGTTTTTTTAATTGACACGGTTGAGACAATAAAAAAAGTAAAGGTTTTTAAAACGCTGCCCGAGCAAAAGAAAGTGGAAATTTATTCAGAAGCGATACAAAAAAGAGAGTACAAGAAAACATTCTCAGATGACTTGCAAAAAATAAATATAACAGCCAAAACCACGGGCTTTTTAGATTCCCTTTCGGTTGATTATGAAGTCCAGCAATTTAACAGCCTTTATTTAGGCGCTGAGGCGGTTAATTCTTTAGGTAATACAACAATTCAAATAAAAGCATATTACGTAAAGCCGCGGGTTATTTATTCCGCTGGTTACGATGTCAAAAACAAAGCAATTACCGCGGGGGTTGCTTTTAAATTATTCAGATGGAAACACTAAAATATTACAGCAGCGAAATACAAGTCGGGTTAATAGCTTTATTAACGTATTTAGGTATAAACTCACAAGCCGCGGCGGTGTTGGTTGTGTTAATGACAATAGACACTTTTTTCGGCGGGTTGAAGGCTATAATATTAAAGAGCGGTTTTTCCTTTTGGACTATGCTTGTTGGGTTGGTTTCTAAGATGTCGATTTTAATAGTACCGTTAACTATTGCCTTACTCGGTCGGGGTGTTAGTATAGATTTAACCCCTCTATTATTGCTTGTAATCAATGTTTTGTTAGTCGCTGAGGCTTTTAGCATTATAACGAATGTCTTATCTATAAAACGCAAAGAGAACATTAAAAATATTGATTTTGTTTCGATGTTTTTGTCGTCGGTTCGTATTGCTTTGGGTCGTTTATTAAAATCACTTTTATCAAAAATAGAAAACTTTAAAATGTAAATTATGAGAACAATAAAATACATCGTTTTGCATTGCACCGCAACGGTTCAGCACGCAAAAGTAGAAAACATTATAAAATATTGGCGCAATGTCTTAAAATGGAAATCAAACGGTTATCATTTTATAATTGAGTCGTCGGGAAAAGTTCACAATATTACACCTATTGAGAATGTTGCGAACGGTGTCGCGGGTTATAACTCGGCGTCTATTCATATTAGTTATATCGGGGGAATTGATAAAAACGGAAAAGCACTCGACAACAGGACGCCCGAACAAATCGAAGCGCAAAAACAATTAATTAGAACACTAACAAAGCAGTTTCCAAACGCGGAAATAAAAGGACATAGAGACTTTCCAAACGTGCGAAAAGATTGTCCGAGTTTCGACGTTAAAAGCTGGTTAAAAACTTGGTTAAAATGATACACCACGCGCACAGCCCTATACTTGGCTCAATCTATTATTTTGAGGACATAAAAGAGAATAGGCAAACAAAACGAGCAAAGAAAAAAGTTAGTAAAAAACGACGTAAATATTTTAAAAATGGCTAGTGTTAATCGATTCATTGAAGTAATGGCGGAACTTTTACAAGAAGAGGACACCGCTTTGTTAACCGATAGTGATATATACTATTTAGTAAACGACCAATTAAAGCCGCACGAAAAGATATCAATATCTTATTTCAATAAGCTAAAGGCGTCGAATCAAACAAAAGATAAGACAATTTCCAAGATTAGTTATTTGACCGACGAGGAAAAACAACTCTTTATTGATACGATGAATTTAGCGCGAGCGCGTCAAAAGCGAAATCTTACAAACAGCGCTTTAAATTCTAAAAATGCTTATCCGTTTTTATGGATTTTAGAGCGTAAAAACACCGATTTACAGTTAAACAAGGCTCAGGAGGGCGGGAAAAATGTATCTATTAATATTTCGGTCGGCAGCGAGTCACACAAAGGACTTATAGAGGACATTTTGAACGACACTATAGAAATAGACCACGAGGAAATAAAAGACGGCGTAAAACTCTTAAAAGATGGCTAATAAATACAAAACAACGAGAACTTTTCAAAAAATAGCTTTGGCAATGAAGCGCTCGAAGATTTTGATAGTTCAAGGCGGTCAAGGGTCGTCCAAAACGACCTCTATACTACAGATTTTTATTTTTCTTGCGATTTCAAAGAGGCGAGATTTAACCCTTTCGGTTATTGCAGACACTATGCCTAACTTAAAATCGAATGCTATTAGAGTCTTTGAAAAGTTGTTAAAAGATATGGGTTTATACACTCAATTCGAACACAATAAACAAGATAAGACCTACACACATAAAGAGACGGGAAACATCGTCGAATTTTTCTCGGTAGATACAGATTCCAGCCGTTTAGGGGCTAGACGTTCGCACCTTTATATTTGTGAGGCGTCAGAAATTAAATTCGAGGCTTATTTATCGCTCGCGGGGCGTTCGGGTGTAACCTTAATGGATTACAACCCAAAATTCGAATTTTGGGCGCACACGGAATTAAAAGGCGAAAAAGGAGTCGAATTTATAGTCGTAAATTTTGAGGATAACGAGTATTTGCCACAAAACGAAATCGACATGTTACTTTGGTACAAGAAAAAAGCCTATCATAATCCTAACATTCAGGATTTAACGCTGTTAAACAAAGCTGAGAACATTAAATCTAAGTTTTACCTAAATAAATGGAAGGTTTACGGGCTTGGTTTGCTTGGCGTTGCTGAGGGTTTAATTTTTGAGATTTACGAGGATTACAATATTATTGAAAAATTACCTGTGGGCGCTAAATATTTGGGCGCGGGCTTGGATTTTGGATTCTCACACGTTACGGCAATTACTAAGCTTTACCAATACGAGGAAAAAATCATTTTAAAAGAATGTTTGTTTAGGTCTAAAATGACCGCGCGGCAAATTGGCGAATTTATTTTACTAGATAAAGAGCTAATGTCGCGGGTTATTGCTTGCGATGAGTCGCGCCCCGAAATAATCGAGGAATTGCAAGGCTTAGGTATTCCAGCGGATGCGGCAAAAAAGGGTTCAGGTTCGGTCGATTTTGGTTTAGATTTAATGCACACTTTCGACTTGCTGGTGACGGCTGACTCGGAAAATTTAATACATGAGTTAAGCCGTTACGCTTATGCTACAGATAAAAACGGGCGTTCGCTTGGTGTTCCTGACAAATCAAAAGACGTAGACAACGCGATAGATGCGGCTCGATATGGTTTCAGATACTTTTTATCTATGGCAGCCGCGGCGGTAAAATATTGTTTAAAAAGGGTCGCATAATATGGAAGAAATAAAAAATTACAGGCTTGGCGAGTTTATCAATGAGCCTGAAAAACTACAAGAGGAATATTTAAAACTATTAAAATTAGTAGCTAAAAAAGAGACTATAAAAGAACTTTTCGAACTGCCTTTCGATTTTGTTTACGATTTAATGAACGACGGTTTGCCCGACTTACCTACGATAATCGAAGCGGTCGCGAAAATCCAAGGAATAAGCAAGGAAAACGCGCTAAATATTCGAATTATAGAGTTTTTTGGTTTGTCTAAGTCATTAAAGGAGCAAATCGAGACGGTGCGAACGGCTTTTCGTTCCTTGGGTTCTAAGGTTCAAAATCCAAAATTCGAAATGGTCGGCGGCTCAAAAAGAATGGCAAAATACGGAATTAAAAACTTGTCAATTCCATTGGCTATAAAATTCAATCGATTGCCTTCTGACATAGAAAAAATGAGTTTTGGCGAGGTGTTCACGTTAAAATCATATTTCACAGATAAGGAGCAAATCGATACAGAAATGAAGGAATTAAAAATATAGAAATTATGAAGGATTTTTTGGAAAATTTAGCGGAAATAAACGGCTGGGGTTTTGATTACGGGCGACAGGATTTTTTAAACTTATTCGACGGCACGCACGACGAAAAAATTCACATTGCTTGCGACCCTATTAAAATAGATAGAACCTACACGCCAGCGGGAACGGTTGAAAGTGTTTCGAATACGTGTTCTTTTTTGATTGGTTTAAGTTCCGATTATGACGAGGAAAATTACAAATATCGTTACGACAATTATATAAAACCGTTATTAGATGAAAAACTAAAAATAATCGAGAACGGGGTAAGATGTTCGGGAAATATGGAAATCGTTTCGCTTGGCTCTATAGAGGTGGTTAATTCAAACCTTTTCGATTTTAATTTCGACGGGCTTTTAATTAATTGCGTTATAAAAATTTACTAATAATGTCTAACGAGGAAATAATAAAAACAGAACTCGAGAAGGTGGTCGAGGACGCCGTAAAATTATACAGGGCGTCAGGCAAAAAAACCTCGGGGAATTGGGAAAAGGGAAACCGTATCGAAATGTCAGAAAACAAAGGCGAATTGTACGGTTTCGCTTATTTGGCGGGACGTGGAGCGACCAAGCAAGGCGGGAGCGGCGAAACATTGCAAAGTAAAATATTAACGTGGTTAAAAACTAAGGGAATAAAACCGCTAGAGGAAAAAATGAAATTAACATCTTTAGCCTTTCTAATTGCCCGAAAAATTCACAGAGAAGGAACGAACAAAAAATATCATTTGCAAGTATGGGAGCAAGTTTTGACACCTAAGAGAATACAAGACATAATAGACAAAGTATCAACTTTTAATGTGTCTTTTTTTACGGGCGAGGTTGAAATCGCATTAAAAAAATTAACTAAAAATATTTAATATGTCATTTTATTTTATTAAAGATATTCAGACAAGCACAGAAAACGGGGTCTATTATCCAGCTTTTAACGATGCTTGGATTCAATATGTTTCGTCGTTTGGTGCTGGTGTGACGAACTCGGTTATTACTGTTACGTCGAACTCGGACGCGTTCCCTAGTCCGTTTTTTGTTTACCCTGACAAAAATACACACTTTTGGTTTAATTTAAAGGAGTTAGCAAAAGCGCAATTTGCGGGGTCAGAGTTTCAATTCACAGAAACCGACGGCTTAATGCGTGACGTAATTTGTAAACTTGATATTGAGATTGCAGTATATTACAACAACGGCGCAAACGTTGATAAAACAACGAGAACTTTTTATTTTATGAAAGCCGTTAATCAAGTGGGGCAAGTTTGGGAAACGCCTCTATTTATGAGCGGTAAAATAATAAACTATTTTAAGGGTTTCCCGTTATATTTTCAAATTTCACAAGGGAAGGCGCTCGATAATTTCAGGCTATATAATGAGAAGCATGACGAAGTTTCTAATTTAAACGGATTTGTACACGGGGCTTTAACAGACAACGACGTTTTTTCGCCTAGTTTATCTAATTACATTGAGCAAAGAGGGCTTTTTAATTACCCCGAGGAAACCTTTTATTTACAGCCTATTTTAAAAAACGAGGGTTACGAGCCATTCGAAATAAGGCAGCACGACAAATGCGAGGGCGTTTATTTACGTTGGATAAATTCGAACGGTGGCGAGAATTACTATTTATTTGATTCTGAATATGTACAAACAACCCGCGCCAATTCATTAGATGAGGTTTATAGGAATGATTTTCGAAATGTAGACGCGTACGTTTCAAGGTATCGCGGTTTAGGTAGGACGGCGGTTCGCTCTTTATCTATTAAAGCGTCGGTTAAAAAAGACGTAATAAATTTAATAGAAGATTTATTGATTAGCCCTAATATTGAACTTTATTCGAGTTTTACACCTGACTTAAACGGCTCATGGTTGCCCGTTACGTTATCTAACAATTTTAGTAAACCATCCAAAAACCGAAACTATATCGACGTAGGTTTAACAATAACCTTACCTGAATTAAATACGTTACATTATTAATAAATAATATGAATGAATTACTATATTTAAACGGGACGCTGTTAGACTTACCACCTAACAGCGTTACCCGTCAAATAAGGGTCGCCGCTTTGGCAGATATAACGACGCGCCGTTCTAGCTATTCAAATCAAATAAAGCTACCAAAAACGGTAACCAATGTAAAAGCCTTAGAGGGTTTAGGTATTGAGGGCAGCGGCTCGACAATTCCGTATAAAGAAAACCGAATCGATTACTACATAGATTCATTACCTTTAATTATTGGTGGTTTAATGTCGGTTGAAAAGGATGACGAAAAATATTTTTATATTCGAATAACTGACGGTTTATCTACGTTGTCGGGGTTGTTAAAAGGCTACACTTTAAAAGATTTGCCGCTGGGAGACTTAAACCACTTTTTGAGCGCCGACCAAGTAACGCGCTCTTATGCTCACGACACGGGTTTTATTTATGGTTTTGCCGATTACGGCGTCGGGGTTTATAGAGCCGAGTTTATGTCGCCGTCGGTATATTGCCACACGTTGTTTAAAAAGATGTTTAATTTAATCAATTGTGATTATGTTAGTAATTTTTTAGATAATGACTCGGATTTTTTGTCGGAGGTTTTAACGTCTAACGTCGGAATTGTAAAAAATGACAGTAACCCAACGATAACGCCAGCGGGCAGCATTTACTTAGGTGCTTTAAGTGGTTTTAGGGTACAGGCTCAACCAATTTATTACGAGGTGCGCGCAAATTTTACGCAAGCAGATATAACAGGGTTTACGGGGCAATCAAATAAACTAACTTGTATCACAGCGGGTTCTTATCGTTTTTTTGTTGATGTTGTCGGGAGTTCGTTATATGGTAGTGCGGGCGTTACCCTTTTATTAAACGACAATAACGTCTTTTCATATACAACCGAGGATGACATCGACCAAGTGGACGACATTTTTTTAGAGTTAAAAGTCGGTGATGAAATAAAACTACACGTTATAGGGACACACTTGTCTAAGTATTTTACAGAAAACGAATATAGAGTATCTTTTAATCTGCAAGTTGATTTTAGCGTCCAAAGGATTACAGGCGGGTACTTGGTAGACGTTGCCGCGGGCTTGGAGGACTTACCTCTAACGGATTTTTTAGGCGATATTATGAACCGTTACGGGCTTTTTATTTCTAGCGTTGATGAGAATAAAAAAGCTTACGAGTTTAAGACAATAGAGAGTGTTTTAAGTGATAAAAAAGGCGCGGTTAATTTTACGGATAAACTCGCGGGGTCACCGACTAAGGCGTACACGCCCGACATAGCGCAAAAGAATTATTTTAAATTCACTTGGCGCGATGAGGCGACAAACTACACGCGAAACGGCTCTATATTTGTAGACAATTATAATTTAGCAGAAACAAAAACCGTTTACACATCGCCTTTCGAAATTCCTTACATAGATACCGATTTCGGGAGGGCTGCAATTCCGTTATTTGTAGAAAACGACTCGGGAGTAATTGAAGCAGCCGAAAGCCCGACTAAATTACTTCGAGTAGAACGTAAAGGCGGGGTAGTTAACGTAACTTATTTTGACGAAACGCCGTCGAATTTTAGCGGAAATATACCTTTTTTGACTTTGACTAATATTGATATGAATCACTATTTAGATAAAGGCTATAAACAGTATTCAAGAGTCTTGAATAGTTATAAAGAAATAGACGTCCCGTTGAATTTATCACCTTTAGACGTTTTTAATTTAGCTTTTGATAAGCTGTATTATTTTAAGCAATTCGGGCGGTATTATTACCTAAATTCCGTTAAGTATTCGGTGGGGAAGGTAGCAACGGCGAACATGGTCGAAGTGCCGACATTCTAATATAAACAAACAACAGTAAACCATTAAAGAAATGAGTACACCTATAGTAAAAATCGCGAGTTTATCAATAGAAACGGACGCGTTAATTAAAGAATTACAAGCGACTAAAAAAGGGATTGCGGAAATTACCTCGGAACAAAAAAAGCTAAAAGCGTCAGGAGGCGAAACGTCCGAGGCTTTTATAAGAAACGAGGCGGAATTAAAAAAGCTACGAGGCGAATATAACAGCCAAATAAAAGTTTTACAAGTTACCAGCAACGCAAACGACACGTTAACCGAAGCACTAGGAAAAGAGGTTCGCAGTATAGACGAGGCAATAGCAAACAATAAGGAATTGCGAAGCGTTAGAAACCAGCTAAACGCGGAAACCGAAGAAGGCGCGGAGGCTATCCGAGAAATAAACGACGCAATAAACGCAAACACGGAATTTATAAACGAGAACGGTTCAAGGCTCGAGCAGTTAAAAAATAATGTGGGTAATTACCGCGACGACATACGCGGCGCTTTTGACGACCTAAATATTTTTAACGGTGGTTTAGGTGGTTTTATTTCTAAAAGCCAAGAGGCGGGCGGCGCTGGCGCTTTAATGAAAACCACTTTTACAACAATTAAAACGGGTATAATTGGCGCGACTCAGGCGGGACTAGCTTTTATAGCTACACCAATAGGCGCGGCGATAGCAGCAATAGCGGCAACGGTTGGAATTTTTGTCGGTTTAATTAAGAATGCCACCTCGAGAAGTGAGGACGCTGGCGCAAAATTAGACCAAGTTTTCGGCGCTGTTAAAGGTGTTGCAAATGCTTTATTAACTGCGTTACAGCCTTTAGGCGAGTTTTTAATCGACGGCATAGTGTGGGGCTTTGAGATGGCAATGGAAGCGGCGAGCGCTTTTCGTAAGATTGCCGCGGGTGTTTTAGATGCTATTGGTTTCGATGGTCTAGCGAATAGCGTTCGGGATTTTGACAACGCTATAAACGACGCTCTAAAAAACGGGGCGGAATATGTCAAATTACAAAACGAGTTCGACAAGGCGCAACGTATCGCGGAAAAAACACAATTAGAATTTCAAAACCAAGCCGAAAAGCTTCGACAAATTAGGGATAATACAAACCTGACAATTAAAGAACGTTACGCGGCAAACGACCAATTAACCGAAGTGTTAAAAAATCAAATCCGTACCGAGTTAGAACTAGCACAAGCGGCGGTAAGACTTGCGGACGCTCGAATAGTTCAAGAAGGAAACACAAAAGAAGCTTTAGACCAACAAGCCGAGGCGCTTTTAAAAATCGTAGAAATTGAGGAAAGGATTACGAGTCAGGAATCGGAAGCGTTAACTAATAGGGTCGCACTACAAAAAGAGGCAGCCGACAAAGCGAAGGAGTACGCGCAAAACCGAGCAGCACAGCAAGAAAAAGAACTAGAACTGTATAAAGCACAAAATAAACTTTTCAAGGCGAGCGAACAGGAATTATACAACCAGCAAAAAGAATTTGCGGAAAAGGAAATCGAATTACTTGACAGTAAATTAAAAAGGCGTTTAATTTCTGAAACTGAATATGCACTCGAGAAACAAAACATTGCTAACGAATTAACAGCGGCGCAGATTTTAATAGAGGACGCCGAAATACAAAGATTGGCAGATTTTGAAAACAGAAAACGCGACTTAGAGAACGAAATAATACTTTCTAAAATCGTAGATAAAAAAGAAGCGGAGCAAGTAAGAATCGACCAAGAATATGAGGCGCATTTATTAGAACTTGAAAACATCGAATTAAAAGAAACGGAAAAAACCGAGTTACTTTTATTACTCGAGGAACAAAGACGACTAGCACTTGACGAGTTAGACGCGGAGTACACCGAACTAGCAGCCGAACGAAATAAAGAGAAGGTCGAAAAAGAAAAAGCGCTAGAGGACGAGCGAGTAAAAGCAAAACAAGCAACTTTAGACGCAATAATAAATCTTGTAGGTGGTGAGACAAAAATAGGAAAAGCGGCTCTATTAGCTAAACAATTAATGGCAGCGCAAGAAATAGCGATAGACTTGGGCTTGTTTACTAAAAAAGCATCTTTAAAACTAACAGGGGCGACCGTAGACGTAGCGGCGGGAACTGTAAAGAGTGCGGCGGCTGCCCCATTCCCCGCGAATTTACCTCTAATTGCTGGGTTTGTCGCTTCGGTTGCTGGTATAATTGGAACAATTAAAAGTGCGATTTCACAGGGTAAAAGTTCGGCAGCGGTAACAGCGGAGCGCGGCGCGTTGTTAAGTGGTAAGCGTCACAGCCAAGGCGGCATACATTTGGAAGCTGAGGACGGCGAGGCGGTAATAAATCGAAATAGTACGGCTAAATATTTGCCACTTCTTAGCGCTATAAATCAAGACGGCGGCGGCGTTCCATTTATGGAGGCGGGCGGTATTGCTGGGAGTGTTTCGGGCGCGTCTCCTTCGTTAATTGATTACGATTTATTAGCGGGGAAAATTGCAGCGGCTAACGCTTCATTGCCTAATCCTATAGTTTCCGTAGAGGAATTTAGTTCGGTAGCGTCAAGGGTTGCCACCGTTGAAAACTCTAAAGACTTTTAAAAAAAAGTTATCTATTAGTTTTAATTTTCGCGCATGGAAAAAACTATGTACAGACTAAGCCCCGAAGAAGCAGAATCTTTGGGGCTTAAAATAAAAAAAGACGCAAAGCAAAGCAAAGCGTTATATTACCTAAATAAAGACCGCCGCCAGCAATACGCGGGTTTTTCGGCTCAGACTACAACCTCGGCGAACGATTACGAATATAATAAGAGTGTGCTATCGGCTTGGGATTCTGAAACGGGGCGCGTGATGGATTTACCCGAATTTTGCGAGCGTTACGGTTTGCGATACGACCTTGTTTCCTCGGCTAAATTCTTACCTTTACATTACGGCGTCCCTACTTGGAATATTGCGTTTCACGAACAAAAAGTCGCTAATGTAATCGACGAAAAAGAGGTAAGGCGGATAATAGAAAAGGAGTTATCTAAAAGTATTAAACCTTTAGCCCTGAAAAAAACAGGGAAACGAAAAGGAGTCGTAAAAATTGCAGATTTACACCTCGGCGCAAAAATTAAAGGGCTATTAAAAACCAAGGATTTTGATTTAACTATTTTGCGCGGTTATCTACAAGAGGCGGCAATCATTATTAATCGTATGGGCTTTGATATTGTGCATATACACTTGTTAGGTGATATAATAGAAAGTTTCACAGGGTTAAACCATAAAAACAGTTGGAAGGGGCTTAATTCTGAGTTAATCGGAGCGGAGGCGGTCATTATGGCTGTAAAGGTTTTACAGGATGATTTTTTAGGCAGAATTGAGAACTTAGGCGAATTAAAAATCGTTTCAGGAAACCATGACCGAGTAACTTCGGACAATAAAGAAGATACAGGCGGCGACGTTGCGCGTCTTGTTGCTTGGGGCTTAGAATTGAGGGGCTTTTCTGTAGAGCATAACCACAAGGTAATAACACACACGGTCGACGGCATACATCATATTTTATCGCACGGTCATTTAGGACTTACAAAGAAAACCGACCAATTGTTATGGGATTACGGGAAAAAAGGGTTTTTTAATCTAATGACTTTCGGACACTTGCACAGCGTAATAAAAAGACTAAGCATAAAACAGCGCGAAAAATTCGAGGTCGTGAATAAAGACTCGGTTGATTCGCGCGTTATGTGGTGTTTATCGTTATTTACAGGAAATGAATTTAGCGAAGATTTAGCGTTCACAAGTACGGCGGGATTCCATATAATAGAGGACAACGGGCGAGGCGTGCCGCATGTTTACGATTTAGCGCTATAATTCTACGTTTATTTCTTTTGCAGCTTGTAAGAGCCTTAATTCCCGCATTACGTCATAGTGCTTGTCATTCATTGCGTTGGATTTATGCCCGTTAATGGATGCGCCCAACTCGCGGGAATGTGCCTCGATTACTTTTACAGTATGTAAATGCTTTAACGCGTAAAAATCTTTGGTGATGTTTAACTTTCGTTTTACATGTTCCCGCCAGCGCTTCGAAATTTGCCACGCGTCAATTTGAACCGCCCCCGCTTTTAGTCCTTTGGAGAATAAAAAATCGTCGGGGGTGGCATCTTGGCAAAGTTCAACCCACAAGGGCAAAACATTGTTATTAATGGCTCTTAATTCTTGTGTTACTTGCTTGCGCTTTAAAATCCTAACGGTGTAAACTTGGTTTTTTAGGTCGACGTCTTTTCGTTGTATTGTTAGTAATTCGGTAGAACGTGCGCCCGAGTGGAAAAATATTTCTACGTATCGATAGAATGTGTAATAATTCTCTTTTAGATGTGCTTTTATTTTCTCGAGTTCGTCATCGGTCAAGGTTTCGCGTAGTTTTGACTCGGTTTTTAATTTCGGGATTGCGGGAACAAAGTTAAATTTGATTATATCCAAGTCTAGCAATTTTTTGAAAATCATAACAATATAGGCGCGCATTTTATTATATCGATTATTACTGTAATTACGATTTTCTTTTGTGCGTTCTAAAATCCTATAAACGTGCTTTTTCTCGACCTCGGAAATTTTCAATATGTGTAAATTTTCGTAATTAATAGAGTCGATAAAAAAATCGAGAACGTTTTCAATGTCCTGTTTTGTTTTCTTTGCCACGTCTATTTTTTGAGTCGCATATTTTAAGGCGTCAATTATGCGCGAGTTTTCGTCTATTTCCTCGGTGTTGTCTTTTGAAAATTCAAAGGTTTTTGTAATTGGATTAAAACCCTCATCTTTTAACATAAACAATTCGTTTTCTAAAATTGCTTTTGCAGCCTCGCGGCGTTCGTCTAAAGTTTTAAATTTATTCATTCCCTTTATAATGACTAGTTTTCCGCTTGGGAACTTGTCTAAATAACGCGGGTCTTTAAATCGGTACTGAATATACCATTTTTTGTTTAAGGTCTTTAAACCGCCCGAAATCCATTCAGGCGGATAGACTTTTAATTCGCTGCAAGTACAGCCGTTTTGTAATAAAATCATTTTTCGAAGTTTTTGTTTTTTTGTTAACGTTTTTGTTAACCTTTAAACTTTTTTAAACCTCTAAAATCTTGCTAACTGCTTGATTTTTAGTGTGGTGCCTCGCGGGTTCGAACCGCGGACACATGGATTTTCAGTCCGCGAAAGTTTTAAAAGTATTATTTTCGCGTCTTATAATCAAGTACTTACGATTTCAGAAGTTTTCTAAAAGTTTTATTTTTAACCCGTTGTTAACGTTTTTGTTAACGTTAATATTCGGCGTTTTGGAACTTTAACATTTTGCAGAATAATAGATATAGAAATTTGTCGTTATTTTGAAGCGTAAGAAAAAACGCTAACAAAACTACAAACCCCCTAACCGTTAAGTAAGAAATGTTAAATTATTATTTTTTATTAATTAAAATGAAATTAACTGTTTTTATTCAAGTCTTGAATTTCAGATTTAAGAAAAAGAGACTCTACAACAGTTTTAAAAAGCGGGTCTTTCATTAAAGCGTCTTGATTTTCTGCCACAAATACGGCAATCGCTTTTATATTATCCATTTTTAACGCTGGCGCAACAGTCGCGGACTTTTTAGAAATAAAATCCGCGACTTTTATTTTATATGTCTTTTCGATAGCGTCCACAAACGATTGACTAATCGGCTTATTTCCGTTTAAATAATTAGATATTGCAGATTTGGAGTAGTTCAATTCCCTTGAAAATTCCGCGACAGGGAAACGGATTTGTAAATAAGCGGCAACTTTTTGAATAGTTTTAGAATCGTAAATCATTGTAATTGTAGGGTTTAGATTATTTGTAAAAAAAATTTGGTTAAAAAGTTCTTTAAAAGTTTTAAAAGTTCTCTAAAAGTTTTATACATTTGTAAACGAAATTAAAGCAGATATTTAGATATACCTAATTTGAAAGGCTTTTTTCGATGAATAACAACTTTTTAAAATGAACGGTACAATAAAAACGATGAAACGCATCGAAACTTTAGAACAAACGGCGTTTTTGTTATTAAAAAGTATTAAAGAATTAAAAAAGGAACTTGAAAACGAAAAGCAATTAAGCGATACAAAAGGGAAGGCGCTAAATAAGAAGGCTTTAAGTGATTTAATTACAAACAGACGCAAAACTATATTAAAATGATGGAGTACATAATTACAGCCGTAGCATATACCGCGCTTTTAATTGCGGGCTTATGGCTTAAACAAAAATTTGATAATCAAAACAACTAATTACAAACATTAAAAAATCAAAATTATGAGTGCACAGGGAATGACAGGAACACGCGACAGAGTTTCGAACTTTTACACGGTTGGTTTGGGTAAAATCCGCAAATCACTTACAGCAGAACAAGCGGCGGCTTTAGAGGGTAAGGTACAAGTTACCAAAAGAACAAACCGCAACGGGACAGACGTTTACGAATTGGTAACGGATTACATCGCGGGCAAATTGGTAAAGCTTGAATTGCAAGACCCACCAGCAGAAAAGGCAAATTTTGGTAAACGTGTCGCTTTTACTTTAGAGTCGGAAAACGGCGAAAAAGCAGTCTTGTACGTTAAATGGGATTCGGCGTACGGTCGCGGGTTTATGTTCGCACACGAAAGCGTAGACTTTCAAAAGCCTTTTGAGTTTGAGCCATACAGCTACACGCCAAAAGGAGCGGACAAAGAAAAAATGGGAATGAATTTGTTTCAAGACGGTCAAAAAATGGATTGGACGATGGGAACGCGCGACAATTCGGGCGGCTGTCCTTCATTGGAAAAAATCACTTTCAAAGGTCAAACGCAATGGGATAACTCGAAACAATTGGCTTTTTTAGAATCGAAGCTACACGATTTAATCGCAAAAATTGACGGCTTAAACCAAGGCAGCGAAACACCAGCGCAAACAGAAACAGCGCAAACAGAAGCAGCGCAAGGAGCAAGCGAGCAAGAGGATGACGTCCCGTTCTAATTAAACAAAACAATTATTCGTTAACCCTAAAAAGGGGCTTTTTCCCCTCGATTAAGCCCTTTTTTTATTCCCTTTAATGTTATGACACAAGAACAAAAAAACGAACTGTTATATAAGCCGAATTGTATTCGGACGCGTTCAGGAAAACACCTAAACCTTTTAGACCCACAACCCGAGCAAATAGATATAAGCGATATCGCCTACGGACTTAGTAATATACCGCGCTTTGCGGGGCAACCTATGACCGTTAGAACCGTGGCGCAACATGTTATTTCGTGCGCGGCAAATGTCGAAGAAGGTTTCGAACTCGAGGCGCTTTTACATGACGCTACGGAGGCGTATATCGGCGATATGCCCTCGCCACTTAAAAAACTATGTCCCGACTATAAAATAGTAGAAAAACGCTTACATAGTGTTATTGCTAAAAAGTTCGGGATACCCGAGGAAATGTCGCCCGAGGTAAAAGCGGTTGATTTATTAATGTTAGAAATGGAGTTCGAAAAATACTATTTCGAGGAATGCGACCCCATAACGCCAGCAGATAGAGAGTATCAAAGAGAAATATTTTTATTATCGTTCGAATTATGCAAACACCAAGGAAAAAACTAATAGACGACATAAGCAGCCGAAAAAAAAGGCTGTCGTATTCGTGGTTAAAGAATTTCACGTCCCCGATTGATTTTCTAAACTATAAATTAAAAGACTACAACCCAAACGAAGGAATGGTTTTCGGCACGCTTTGCGACATTCTTTTGCTAACGCCTGACGAAATGGATAAACAATTCGTAATTACTGACGGCGTACCAACTACAGACAAGCAAAAGGATTTTTGCAACGACGTAATTAAAATGTATAAAACGCCCGAATTAACAACCGACCCCGAGGAAATCGAAACTTATATCGAGGAAATTTTTAAGAATCACTATAAGAGCGGAAAAGTCGAAAAAACATTCGAGCCTTTAAAGGATTATATAAACGCCCGAGTCTTAGGTAAAGACGTCGCCAGCACAAAAGCGCACGACGATGCAAAGAAATTAACCGAAAACCTTCTAAGGTTTGACGACGTAAACTTGCTTTTAAACCGTAAAACGTCAGTACAAAAAAAATTGTTTGGGACGAGGGCGGCTTCCCAATGATTTGTTTTTTAGATTTTACAACCCCCGAAAGTATATTCGATTGCAAGTATAACAAGAGCGCCGACCCCGCAAAATTTGAACGGGAAATCCATAATTTAGGTTATGCGTTCCAAGCTGGGACATACGTACGCGCGGCAATGGCTGTAAAGCTTTACGAAGACCTACCCGACTATCATTTTTTAGTCTATGACAAAACAGGGAATTATAGCATAATAAAATTAGACTATTCGTATATAAACTACGGAATGCGGCAACTTGACTATTACCTCGAGGCGGTCGATAGATGCATAAAAGAAAATGCGTGGAACAAATCTTATGATTTTTTTAACCGAGTTCACACGGTAACAAAACCAAGGTGGGCGAAGGCTTTTCCACTTAGTACAGATACGGACGACGAAATATAAAAGACATGAAAGTAAGCGAAAAAAAGAAAACCGAAGGAATTTATTGTTGCGCTCATAGCTGCAAAAACGAGCCAGCGCCGAAAAAAGGCGGGCTTTGTCATAAACACTACGCCCGAAAATTAAAAGAACAAGACCCCGTCGCGGTTCGTTTCAATCAATGGAGGCAAAGCGCCAAACAAAGAGGGGTTAAACATACCGTAACCCTAGAAGAGTTTAGGCAGTTTTGTAAAGATACGGGTTACATAATACAAAAAGGGCGACGCGGTTTGTCAGCTACTATTGACAAAGTTGTAAACAAAGAAGGTTATCACATAAATAATTTACAACTTCTAAGCAATAGAGCAAACGCCAGCAAAGGAGCGCGAGAAATAGAATGTCCTTTTTAGTTAAAAAGTTATCTAAAAGTTTTACGGAAAAATAAAAGGGCTTACTTTTGCAAGACGAGAAAATAGAGCCGTTTAAAAAATAAAGTTATCTATTAGTTTTATTCGATTCGTTAAGCATAGTTTTAAGCCCTTTAAAAAACACTTATGGAAATATCAATTTATAAAGACCGATTCGCAGTCGTGCCGCTCGGAAAAACAACCGTCGAAGATTATTTCGACGACGTTAAAAACGGAAGGTGGCAAGACCATGTCCTCGCGGTACGGAACGGTAAAGCGAAAAAAGACGAATCCGTAGCGGTTACGGTGTCGGGACTTTTCGAGGGTCGCCGAGTAGCTAACGACGTGAAACAACACTCGGGAATAATAGGCATAGACCTCGACCAAGGCGATAACGACGACTTATTAAGCAAACGCGGAGCGCTAGAAAATGACCCGTACTGTTTTAGCTGTCATACGTCCATTCGTGGTTTTGGGCTTGTTTGGTACGTTAAAATAGACCCGACAAAACACAAAGACGCGTTTCGAAGTATAGAGCAATATTTAGCTAATAATTATGGGGTTGTAGTAGACCCAAGCGGAAAAGATATTTCACGACTTCGATACGTTAGTTTCGACCCTGACTTATTTATAAACAAGCGCGCTAAAAAATGGGACAAGTATATACCTAAGAAAGAACTACCCGTCTATACGCCTTCAATGTCGGTTTTTGCCAATGACGATATTTCGTATATAATGGAGCAAATCCGTACAGGCGTAAACATTGCGGAGGATTACGATTCGTGGTTGCGCGTGGGCTTTGCCCTTGCTAAAGAGTTCGGCGAGGCGGGGCGCGATTACTTTCACATAGTTTCGTCTCAGTCTAGCAAGTACGACAGCAAAAAATGTGATAAACAATATGACACAAGTTTAAGAAGGTCGGCAGATAACGAAAGCGTAAACATAAATACATTTTTTTGGTATTGCATACAGGCGGGTATTAAAGTAAAAACCAGCACGACCAACGATATTGAGAGCCTAGCAAAACAAAAAATTCGCTCGGGTAGTTCCAAGGTCGACGCGTTCCAAGCTACGCGCGAGTATTTTAAATTAATGGAGGGCTTAGAGGAAACCCGTATAAATGAAGTTCTCGAGCGCGTTGCGGAAATTCCCGACGGTAAAATTAAAGCGGAAAAAGCCGACGACAAAACCACCGAATTAGAACTCTTTATCAAGTCGCAAAAATTGCAGTTTAACGAAATAAAACGACGCGTAGAGCGAGACGGCGAAGAAATAACCGACAGGGATTTAAACTCTATTTATTTACAGGCGATGCACTCAATCGACCACAATATAAGCAAAAACAAAATAGAAAGTTTAATCGATAGCGAAATTGTCCCGAGTTATAATCCGTTTTTAGAGTTTTTCAGAACACATGCACAACTTAAACCGAGCGGATTAATCAAGGAGTTATGCGCGTGCTTTGAGTACGAAAAACCAGCCGTGGAAATGTACGACCTAAGCCCCGAGCACAAGGATAGTGATTTCTTAGAAGTGTTTCTCGAAAAATGGTTGTTGTCTATTATTTCGTCTATGCATGGAACATACAGTCTTTTGGTTTTGGTGCTTACAGGCGGGCAAAGAGCGGGAAAAACTAAATTTTTTAGAGGTCTTTTACCGTCAGATTTAAGCAATTACTATGCCGAGTCTAAACTAGATAAAGATAAAGATGACGGTATTTTAATGTGCGGTAATCTTTTAATAATGGACGACGAGTTCAGCGGGAAAAGCAAAAGCCAAGCGGCAAGATTTAAAGAAATTTCCTCACGAGATACGTTCACGGTTCGCCGCCCTTATGGACGTTTTTTTGAAACACTAAAGAGGTACGCGGTATTATGCGGAACAGGAAACGACGCGGAAATACTAAACGACCCCACAGGAAACAGGCGTTTAATTCCTGTGCAAGTTAAAACCATAGACCACAAACGGTTTGAGGCTATAGACAAAACCGCGCTTTTTATGGAGTTATACCATAAATGGAAAAAAATCGGCGACGGTTGGATGCTAAGCGAAAAAGATATAGAGTTCTTAAATCAATCAACGGAAAAACACGAGGCTTTAGATATGGACTCAGAATTATTGATTGAACTATACAAGCCAGCACAACCAAACGAACACCGTGCGAAATTCGTTACAACTTCGGAAATCATTTTAAAAATTAACGAGGTTTTCGGTCATAAGGTTTTTAGTAATAAAATGGGGATGATTTTAAGAAAACACAATTTCGAAAAAGTACGAAAAAGAGACGGCGGCTCGAGGATTTACGGGTATTATGTTCACGAGTTCCCGCGCAACCCTTACACCACACCGACACAATTCTAAAATATGGAATTAGTAGACGAATTAGGGTGTATTAGATTAGGCGCGTTTTACTGCAATGAAAGTAAACAAGAGTATAAAATCATACACACACAAAGCACCTACGAAGGTACAAACCCATTTGAAGATATGCCGTGGTATAGCGAGGACACTATAAGGCGCGGCGACGGGGTTAAAAGAACATTTTCACGGCTGGAATTAGCCGAAAGATTTATAGACGTAGAGGAAATTAAAAAAGAAAAAATAACAAATGGCACAACTAAGAGAATACCAATCCGACTTAATAAACAATTTACGGTTGAGTTTAAAGACTAATAATAGCGTTTGCGCCGTCCTACCCACGGGCGGCGGTAAAACGTTTACTTTTGCTTTTATAGTGAAATCGGCGTGGGAAAAAGGCAGCCGAGTATTAATCCTAACAGATAGAACGGAACTATTAACCCAAGCGGGCGGCGCTCTTAAAGAGGTCGGTTTGCAACCTATCGAAATCAAGTCGGGAAAAAAGCCAAATCTTAAAGGCTCGCTGTACGTTGGAATGTCCGAAACAATAAAGCGCCGAATTAAAGACCCTGAATATATCGAACTAATAAAGAACATGGATATTATCGTCGTCGATGAGTGCCATAAAAGAAGCTTTACAAAGCTTTTACAATTAAAAGGGATTAATACTCGTATTATCGGATTTACAGCCACACCGACGCGCCAAGGAAAGGACGACCTTATGAACGAGACCTATCAAGATATCGTCGTAGGTGTTGAAATAAAATACTTGGTAGAAAATGGATTCTTAGCGCAGCCCAATTATTACGGCGTTAAAGCAGATTTAGAAGGCGTAAAAATGAAGGGCAGCGATTACGACCAAGAAGAAGTCGCGAACCGTTTTTCGCAATCAAAATTATACGCTGGTGTTTTTACAAATTGGAAGGCGAAACGAGACAATACAAAAACTTTAATATTTTCGTCTAACGTTAAAAACTCTTTAGAGGTTTGCGAGGAATTTAATAAGAACGGGTACAAGTGCAAACATTTAGACGCGACCATGAAAAAAGAACGCGCCTCGATTTTACGCTGGTTTCACGAAACACCGAACGCGATACTTTCAAACGTCGGAATATTAACCACAGGATTTGACGAGCCAAGCATCGAAACGGTAATTTTATACCGTGCGACTACCTCTTTAAGTCTATACTTGCAAATGGTCGGGCGAGGTTCTCGAGTTATCAAAGGAGTAAAGGAAGATTTTTCTGTAATGGATTTCGGGAACAATATTCTTACCCATGGATTTTGGCACGAGGTTCGACAATGGACGCTAACAACCAAGAAGAAAAACACCAAGAAAAAAGGCGAGGCGGTTTTAAAAAACTGCAAAAATTGCGACGGATTCATGTTAGCCTCAGCAATCAAATGTAAGGAATGCGGGTTTGTAGATGAAAAAGAAAAGAAGGCACAGGAAATTGCAGAACTACAACTATTAGACCCTAAAGATTTAAACCGTAAAGCACGACGCGCAACACTAGACGAGCAAATAGAACTAGCAAAAAATAAACTAGTAAAACCCGCTTACATTTTGCACCAGCTTAAAACTATCGAAGATGTTAAAACCTTTATCGCTGCAATGGGTTACTCTAACGCGTGGGTGCATAATAGTAAACATAGATATTGGTGGGGTGCTATCATTTAATTAAAAGGTTATCCTAAAGTATTCAAAAACAAACAATTAGAGAACTAAAAGAGACTAACCACGGCAAACGCTTGTTTTACCGTGGTTTTTTTATGTTAAAAAGTTATCTAAAAGTTTTACAGATTCGAAAAATGTTCTTACTTTCGTTTAAAAGTTAACCAAAAGTTTTAAAAATGATAGTAGAACAAATCATCGTATTAACAGCCCTATTGTTTGTAGTGCTGGTTTTTGCTTACGCAAAGGCAATGAATGAAACAATTACAAACCACAAAATCAAAGAGAATGGAAAAAGTAAAAATTAAATTAAATCGGTCAATTCCTAAAAAGTTTAAAAAAGCTTGGCAATGGAAATTCGAGGCGGCAGAAAAAACCATCCGCAAAGGTTGGTCGACTTGGATTTATAAAGAAGAATTATCGAATGAAAAAAAATTTAGTTTCGGGTATTTTTTCCCCGAAAATAACAAGCTAGGAATAAATTTCCCCGCGGATTGGTTCGACGTAATAGAAGAAAAAAATAAAGTATGGCGGCACAAATAAGCGCACTTATTAGCGAAGCAAGACTACAACAAGACATTTTCACAAAGCATTGGAACTGCTACCCTGACGAAAGGAAACTTTTGTTTTCCGTGAATAACAACTCACACAATAAAGTTAAGGGCGCTATGATGAAATCTATAGGAGTTGTGTCGGGTGTTTCAGATTTAATCTATTTGAACCCTAGAACTGTAAAGCCGCAATTTATAGAACTGAAAATCGAAAGTGGTACACAACAAGACCATCAAAAGGATTGGCAACAATTAATTGAAAGTATAGGCTTCGATTATTACATAGCGAGAAGCGTCGAGGACTTCAACGAAATAACAGGATTAAACATTAAGTGAAATGGTAAAAACTTGCTCTAAATGTCATCAAACAAAATCGATTTTAAAATTTCCAGCGAAACGCGCTCAATGTAAAGAGTGTTATAAAAAAGTAAGACAGGAAATATATAAAAATTGGTGCAAAGAATTATTAATAAACAAACAAAAATTCCATGGAAACGGTGTCGTTAAAAATAACTAAGAACCTATCGCGCGAAACAAGACACGCGCTCGATTTGTTAGGGCTTGACTTTATCCGAAAAGGATTTAAAACCGAAATAGATTTAGAGGACTTCGAACGGCTAGAAATAGAAGCACAGGAAAACCCCCGAGTAACTTTTCAACCTAACGAGAACAAAAGTTATACCGTGCCTTTTGCATGGTTCGAACAAATAGAGAATTAACACAAACAACACTATAAAATGAAACTAACACCACAAGCAATTTTAAAACTAGTGGAGGACTACAGCGGACTAGATTTAAAAAACCCGTCAAGAAAACCCCCGTATGTTAAAGCCCGTGTAATTTACGCGCGCCTTTGCGCAGAACATTTGATTTTTATTTTTTCCCTCGACGAGTGCGGCGGGTTAATTAATAAAGACCATTCCTCAATGAGTTACTACAGTAACAAAGCCTTTTACGCTGAAATATCAAACGACACTTTCGCAGAATTTTATATCGAAATGTCCGAGCAAATCAAAGCTGTAAAGAGAATCGAAAAACTATCCGCGCCAATTATCGAAACCGAAATAGACAAAGACGATAAACTCGACATTCTACAACAACAATTGGTTGTGCGCGAGGTTGAAATCAAAAGGCTAAAAGAAGCAAGCGAAAGCGAAATAATAAAGGAAATATCGCTATTAAATAACGACCAGCGCGAAGCACTACACGAGCGTATTAAACCCGCTTTAATGTTCGTAAAAAGAAACTAATAAATCCAAGAAGATGAAAACAGAAGTAAAAGCATTTAGAAATAATTCAGGAAAAACAAAATGGGCTTTGGTAGATTTCAAAGCCCTAGAGCCAATGGTTAAAGCTTTAGAATTTGGACGCGATAAATACTCAACATTTAAAGACCCCGACAGCGGGAACGTTTACCAAGGCGCAGAACTTACGAAAGAAGCGATACAAAGCTGGGAACGAATCTACGACGCCGCAGAGGATTGGAAAAGAGGGTATCGAGGACTTGAAAACATGGAAAGCTGCCAGCGCCACATTGTCGAATATTTAGCGGGAAACAAAATCGACGACGAATCAAAACTAATGCACTTAGGACACGCCGCCGCCTGTTTAATGTTTGAAATACACCACGAATTAAAAGCCCTAAACAAAAGCGAGGACAAAAGCGAAGGAATGTTATTCGCTACGCTAGAACTTCGCGACATGACGCCCGAGGAAATCGAAAAGGACAAAAAAGAAAACAAGAAAATAAGAGAAGCAAAAGCAGCAACAAAAGAAATCTTTAAAACCGTTGCAAACAAAAAGTTAAGAAAAAATTACTTGAAAACCTAAAGAAACATGAAAACCTAAAGAAACATTCTAGCAAAATAGCGCCGAACACGTTATCCGAGGCTGTAAGCTTTGGCTTTTGCTGGGACTCCACGCCCGAGGGTTACGACTTTTGGCTCGATGTTTACTGCCACGCGGTAAAAAACGAAATCGAATTAAAAGAAGAAAAAGAAAACGAACTCGGAAAAGAACAAAAGAAGGCTAAAAAAGCAACAAAAGAAATCTTTAAAACCGTTGCAAACAAGAAGTTAAGAAAAAAATTACTTGAAAACTTAAAGTATCGTTTTAGCGAAATAGCGCCAAAACCGAACACGTTAGCCGAGGCAATAATTGGGGCTTTTGTTTGGGACATCACGCCCGAGGGTAACGAATTTTGGCGCGATGTTTACTACCACGCGGTAAAAAACGAAATCGAATTAAAAACAAAAGAAGGACAAACAGATGACAATTAAAACAACTATAAGCGACGAGTTAGGCGATTTTGTCAGGAATGCGAGCCTTAAAAGATACGGCAAGGTAAATGTATCGAAATTTATTAAAAGCCTCTTAAATCGCGAGCAATTAGACGAAGCAATGAGAGCCAACGCAATGAATGACGACTCAAAGAAAAGCGATATTATTACGCTAATTATTAACGGCGTTTACTCTTATGCTTTTAGCCCCGTTTTTGAAGGTAGGCGATATACTTCTAAATGGTACAGAAACCGAGAAACCGCCGCAATGGTTAAAACAGCGTTTACGATTGAAGCTGTAAAGGTTTTGCAAGTCGAGAAAATGTCGCCCGAGGTTTTTAACTCGATAATAAAGAACATAAACGATAAATATAAACTATAATTAAAGAGAATGAATGAATTTATAGCAAGGTACGGAAAAGAAACCTTAGACGATTTAATAGAAGTCTTAAACAGCGCCGACGACTTTAAACATTGCGACGACGATATGTGCGACGATGAAGAATGTATATTAATAAAAGCATTCAACAAATTTTTAAAATATAAATAAACAATAATTATTAACTAAATTTACTAAAAAAGCAGTAAAACCCGAGCTTAAAAGTTCGGGTTTTTTTATGCCGTATGTCAATAGATACGATAAAAAGTTCATAAATGTTTTGATAAGAACATTTTTATACATACTTTTACACCGTAGTTAATTAAAAATAATAGAAATTATGAAAGTATCAAACTGGATAAAAGCGGGGAGAAGGTCAAAAAAAATGGATAACGCAATCGTAAATGTACATTGCAACCCTAAAGGCAGTAACGGAATTGCTTCTTGGGACGATTATGTGCAAATAAAAATTTACTCTAAAGAAAAAGAGAAATTTATAAGGCTAGATATGACCCTGAAAGAAGCGAAAGATTTTCAAGAAAAAATTAATATCGGAATGAAAAAATTTAACGCATGAAAACCTTTAAAGTAGAATTTAACGAAAAATACCAAGAACATAGAGTCGTAGAATATTTAAACGGCGAATGGATAAACGAATACGACGGTAATTTCTCCAAAGAAAAAGCCGAAAAGATAGCCAAGAACAAAAGACAACAAGTAAAAATCGAATCTAACCACTTTTAAACCTAAAACCCCGAATAATTCGCCCGAGGTTTTTAACTCGATAATAAAGAACATAAACAATAAATATAAACTATAATTATTAACTAAATTTCTAAAAAAGCAGTACGAACAATTCGCCCGAGCCTATAAGCTTGGGTTTTTTTATGGATTAGACTTAAATGTTAAAAAAGCTGGTTTTTATTTTTTTAGGCTCTTTGTAAATGTTAAAAATTTTAACAGTTTCGCAGCGGCGGGAAATTGCGAAATGTTAACGCGAAAAGACACGCCCGAACGAAAAAAGAAGGAAAAGAACAAATTATCGAGGGTGGTCTAGGTAGTGGTCTACCCATAAAAACGACGTTAAGCCCCGTGTTTATTGGGGTGGTCTAGGTGGCTGGGTAAAACGGGGTATTTTTTCAAAACTATATATAGAGTAAAAAAAAGTGGTGAACGATAACCCAAAAAACACTATAAAACCATCTATATAAATTGGTACTAATTCAAGGGATAAAATATTAATCTATTAGAGTTTACTATAATTTTTACAATATGGTTAGGACAATATCTATACTATTACTTTATATAATTCAAGGTAACTGATTGATTACTACTCTACTATATAATAATATTCTTAGAGTAGAGAGGGTTATTTATAGGTAGGACAGTAAAATGATTAAATCGTTGGTAAGGGTTGATTTTGTTGGTCGCATCGGTGGGCTGGGTAAAATTTTAAAATGGGTGGGACACGGTCGGGACGGGTAGGACAGTCTTTTTTTTTAATCTTGAACTTATTCTTTGTGCTAAAAAGGAGGTGGAAACCTTGAACGCTTTTCCTCACCATAAATAAACGTTATAAAGAAAATCTATGTAATAGATAAAACCTATAGACTTATTCTATCATAAGAAAAACCTATCGAAAACAATTCAGGAATAGACAAACCCTATATTAATCAAAGGCTCACAAGTATAAATAAAATTTATAAGAAGGTACTTTCGTATAGATAAAACTTATATTATGTAAAATAGATTTAATTTAGTGAAAACTTCTTTTTAGTTATAAGGGTTGTGAACCTAGCGCGAGCGCCTTCGATGGAAAACCCCCGCCCCCGTATTTTTGCCTTTTCCTTTTTTCTTTTGCGTAAATCCTACACAAACTATTTAAAAATGTTCTATTTATTAGTTTCTGAACATTTACCCGTACCTATTGACTTTAAAGTGTTAATTTTTATAATAATGTTCAAAAATATAGTTCGTAATCGAAAAAGAAACATTATCTTTGTCAAAAAAAATAGTAATCTAAAAAACGCAAAGCCATGTTCAACGAAACACAATTAAGAAATCAAATAAACGGAATGTCTAAAAATCAAGTAATCGAATTACGTGACAACTTAGAGAACAATTTCGAGCCAAAATTAAGACCTATAATGCACACTTTAAACCTTTACAGTATAAATACATTCGGGACGCCTGTTTCAAAGCTTACAGCGGACGAATTAAGCCCAAACGAAAAAGTAAAGGCGGAACTAAAAAAACGTTTCGACCTTGTAGACAATAAAGATTTTAGAAAAATAGCGGCTAAAATGGCACAAAGCACAGGAACAACCGCAAAAGAATGGAACGAAAACAAAGTAGAAATTTGTCTTTTTCTAGCTAATAAGGCGGTCGGTATGGGTTTTGAGGTTGTAAATGGTGAGTTAATAAATACTTTAGAAAACTAGAATTATGAAAGCTATACAAGACATAAAGAGCGGTGATTTTTTTACCAAGACATTAAAATCAAAAAAGATATTTGAAAAGGGCGTGTATTGCCGTACAAATAAAGCTTACGAATGTACTAACGTAGACGATATAAGCGACTTTATTTATATCAAAAAAGACAAGCAAGTAAACGAAATAGACTATTAACATTATGAAAACAAACAGCAACAAACCAAAAGACGGTTTTAAAAACATTAACAGAGACGTTGCGCATCAAATATTGTTGTGCTTGTCGGCTGGATTTAAACAGCACGAAATTAGTTCTATAATAAACGGCATGGGGTTGCCTCAGTCGTCGAGTAGTAAAGTAGAGAAGTACGTAAAAATATTGCGCAAATTGAATACATGCAACACAACGCCACAACTACTTTATAAATTCGGGGCAAATCCTAGAACAATAAAATACAAATAAAATTACTTTAAAGACTTATATTTAAGTATATAAGCCTTTAACCTTATAAATTAAAATATTATGATTGGTAGTACTTATATTGATTTCGACAAAGCACAAAAGACAGGGTTAAAACTTATTAGAACGGGCGAAAATCCTACGTTCGGTTTATTGATTATTTGCGGAATAAACCTCGGGCTTAGGATTAGCGATTTGTTAACCTTGGATTTTGAACAACTTAAAGCGGGTAAGATTGGAATAAACGAAAAGAAAACAGGCAAAAAACGATTCTTAGACGTTAACGATAATATAACAACCGCTTTGAAGTACTTTAAGGACGATTTAAGACACGAACGCGGCGGAATGGTATTCGTATCTCAAAAAGGGACTATCTACTCGCAGCAACACGTTAACAGGCTAATAAAAAAGTATTTCAAAGGCGAGCGTATTAGTTCGCATTCATTAAGAAAAACATTTGGTCGTAGAGTATGGGAAAATAACGGCGAATCGGAAAAGGCTTTAATGTACTTGTCGGACATATTCCAGCATTCGAGTATAGCGGAAACTAGAAAATACCTCGGGATAACAGCCTCAGAAATTACAGATATTTACATGAATCTATAGAGTAAAAACACCCCGTTAAAAACTCAGTAAAAACTTAGTTTACCAAGCCGTACCAAAATAATAATTTGGCGGCATGGAAAAGCTAAGTTTTTTTATTACTACCCTTTTGAGGAACTACCCTCGAGAACACCGCGACGACCTGTTCCAAGAGTCGATTTTAGCGGTTTTGACTGTTTGTCCTAACATCACAGACGACGAAATCAAAGAGCATTTTATATTACTTAAATGCTTAGTAAAAACAATTTGTAACGCTTGGCTTTTAGATATAGTCCAAAAAGAGAACTTAATACAAAGCGTGGGCAGCTTTGAACAAATCGAAACTTTAATAAATAAATAGTAA